CTGTTGAAGTGTGTTCGTGTTCAGACCCAACATTAATTGGACCAACACAAGCCGAATGCGAGGCTGCTGGTGGCAAATGGGTTTGTTATACAGTAAATAATAAAGGAACCGGAGCAACCGGTACATGGGTTTAAACATATGGCACGTTTTAAAGGTTTTAGTACAATAAATCAATATAAAAAGTTTACATTAACCGATAATGAGTTAATCAAACGCGATTTATTAAATGCACTTACAATTCGAGAAGGAGAGCTACCCGGACGCCCGTCGTTTGGAACACGTCTCTGGAATTTTATTTTTGAACCAAACACGCCCGATATTGTGCGGCAGATTACCGCAGAACTAGAACGTACAACAACCTACGACCCAAGAATTCGTATCAATGATGTAATTGTTACAACCGACCCAAACGGAGTCATTCTAGAACTTGTGGTAACTTTTGTTCCGGGATTAAATCCAGAGGTACTTCAAATTAAATTTGACGAAGAATCTCAAACAGCATCATTTGTATAAACTACGCCGTTTATAACTTCCATAAATAATACGATTATAAAGTAAGAGTATTATAACATGGCAACAACTTCACGTCAAACTACTATTTTTGGTATCGAAGACTGGAAAAGAATCTATCAAACATATAGAGAAGCAGACTTTCAAAGCTATAACTTTGAAACACTTCGTAAATCCTTTGTAGATTATCTTCGTCAGTACTACCCAGAATCGTTTAACGACTTTGTAGAATCTTCAGAATTTGTTGCTATGCTTGACTTAATGGCATTTATGGGCCAGAGTCTTTCTTTTCGTGTTGATTTAAACAGTCGTGAAAATTTCTTAGATACAGCAGAGCGCCGCGATAGTGTTGTTAATCTAGCAAAATTAGTTGGATACACACCTAAGCGCAATCAAGCAGCTCGCGGATATCTAAAAGTTACAGCAGTTTCAACAACAGAAACTGTGTTAGATTATAACCGTAACAGTTTAGCAAACGTAACAGTTAAATGGAACGATCGCACAAACCCAGACTGGCAGGAACAGTTTAAAACAATCGTTAATGCTATTTTAATTGATAGCCAAACTGTTGGTAATCCAGGAAACTCACAAAACATTTTAGGAGTTAATACAAGCGAATACACTATTAACTTAGCACCTAATTTATTACCGGTAGTTCCATTTACTGCACAAGTCGATGGCGTTAATATGTCATTTGAAGTAGTTAGTGGTACCAGCGTTAACAAAACTTATATCTATGAAAATACACCTCAACCAGGCGGAGATTTTAATTTACTTTACCGTAATGATGGTTTAGGGTTTGGCAGTACCGAAACTGGTTATTTCTTTTATTTCAAACAAGGTGCATTAGAAACACGCGATTTTAACCTACCTGAACGTATTGCTAACCGTACAGTTGATATTAATATTGAAGGTACTAATAATAATGATGTATGGTTATATAAAATTAATAGTTCAACTGGTGCAATTGTTGAATCTTGGACACAAGTTGAAAACATCTATGGAAACACCTTGCAAGAAGAAGGCGTTAATAGAAAATTATTCTCAATAACTAGCCGAGCAAATGACCAAATTACCGTAAATTTTGGTGATGGTGTATTTTCAGAAATTCCAGTAGGAACATTCCGCAGTTACACACGTAGTTCAAACGGACTTGAATATGTAATTAATCCTAACGAAATGCAAAACATTGACGTTAGCGTAACATATGTAAGCCGTAAAGGTCGTTTAGAAACAGCGACATTTACACTAGGACTGCAAAACAACGTTAGTAACAGTCGTGCAAGAGAAACAATTGCAGACATTAAACGCCGTGCTCCGGCACGTTATTACACACAGAATAGAATGGTTAATGGTGAAGATTATAATAACTTCCCGTATACTCAGTTTAGTTCTATTATTAAATCAAAAGCAGTTAATCGTAGCAACATTGGTACTAGTAGATACTTGGATCTAGTTGATCCGACTGGAAAATACTCTAGTATTAATACTTTTGGCGGCGATGGCTTATTCTACGAAGAATTTTCAGAATCAGCGTTTGGATTTACATTTGTTGACAAAAACGACATTGAAAATGTAATTCGAAATCAAGTTGAACCTGTGCTTTCTGACAGACCGATGTTGCATTTTTACTACGATCAATTTGCACGTAAAGATTTAGAAATCTTTGATATGAACTGGAATCGTAGCACAAGTTTAGTAAACGAAACCACTGGTTACTTTTATGACAGCGATGATGCTACTGTTGCAGTTGGCAGCACAATTGGTGATGATAGACAGTTTGTAGATCAAAATTGCTTGGTTAAGTTTGTTGCACCTAGCGGACAATACTTTGATCGCAATAACAGACTACAAACAGGAACACCAACTGGCCCAGGACAAAGAACAGAGATATGGGCTAGCGTTAAAACATTGGTAGGCAACGGAACAAACAGCGGTGCAGGCAACGATACCGACGGAGTAGGTCCTGTAACACTAAACAACTATGTTCCAACCGGCGCCATTGCTGATTCTGTAATTCCAGTATTCAATACAGACCTACCAACAGCATTAGAACAAAGTATGCTAGCACAAATTGAGTTATACAGAGACTTTGGTCTAGGGTATAATAACGAAACTAGTGAATGGTATATTATTAGTGCCAACAACTTAAACGAAGACGGTGCGTTTGATTTAACTAATGCCGGTGATACTTCTAACTTAGGGTTAGATGCTAGTTGGTTAGTTAAATTTATTAGTTCAGGAACCAATTACACAGTTACTAGCCGCACATTAAATTATTATTTCTCGAGTGTAGCAGAAACACGCTTCTTCTATGAAAACAATCAAAAGATTTATGATCCTAAAACTGGTAAAACAGTTAACGATTATATTATGGTATTAAAGACCAATAGTCAACCAGACAGCAATAGTCCACTAATAGGTGAAGTACGTCTTGACATTATTGGACAGACAGTAGAATCTGATGGATTTGTTAATGACTTTAATGTAGAAGTTAGCTTTGCTGATACAGATGAAGATGGTGTTCCTGATGATCCTGATTTTTTCAATACATTAGTTGCGCCAGGTGTAAATGCCAATAGTAAATTGGTATTCTTTGAACAAACAGTTGATTTTGATAACCTAGAACGTTATTTGCCGCTATCTACAACTACTATTAATACTATATACGGGACGCAAGACGAAATCGAATTAGTTAAATCTGAATACAGTGATGGACAGGTGTTTTATGCATATGAAGAATCAAAATTCTTTGTTTTAACTGTTAGCAATAATGTACGCACTATTGCAGAAGATACAGGCTATATTGGCAAAACAGGTCGAGGAGATATTCAATTCCAGTACAAACATAATAGCCCAGAAACACGCCGTATTAATCCCGGATCAACGAACATTATTGACTTGTTTCTTGTTACTGCTAATTATTACACTGAATATCAGCGTTATGTTCAAGACACAACAGGAACAGTTACTAAACCATTACAACCAACTACAGACGAATTAACTACATTATATGAATCATTAAACAATTACAAGATGGTTAGTGACAACATGATTTTTAACAGTGTTGAATTTAAACCTTTATTTGGTAGTAAAGCAGAGTCTGCTTTGCAAGCATATATCAAAGTAGTTAAACTTGAAAACACAGTTGTAAGTAACTCAGAAATTAAAAGTCGTGTTATTGAAACAATTAATACATATTTTAATATTGACAATTGGGATTTTGGTGAAACTTTCTATTTCTCAGAATTAGCATCATTTATACACGAAGAACTTGGTGGCATTGTTGGTAGTGTAATTTTATTACCAAAAGATCCAAACAAGAGCTTTGGCGACTTATATGAAATTGGTTGTGATGCAAACGAAATTTTTGTTAGCGCCGCAACAGTAAGCGATGTTCAAATTGTCGATAGTTTAACAGCAAGCCAACTAAGACTAACAAACACAAGCGGAGTGGTATAATAAATGGCACGTATACGTTCAGTTGATTTTTTACCTGAAATTTTTAGAACCGACGTTAATCGCGAGTTCTTAAATGCTACACTAGACCAATTAACACAGCAACCTAAATTAAAAAGAACTCAAGGGTATATTGGTCGTCGTTTTGGACCTGGTGTGTCGTTAGGTGACAGTTATTTGCTGGAATCGTCTGCATTACGAACCAATTATCAACTTGAACCAGGCGTTGTTTTTACTAATAATGATAATGATGTTGAAGATGTAATCACTTACCCAGGGATCATTGATGCACTTGCAGTTAAAGGTGCAAACGTAACACGTCATGATAGATTGTTTGCTAGCGAAACGTATTCGTGGAATCCGTTAATTGATTTTGATAAGTTTATTAATTACGGACAATATTATTGGTTGCCAGAAGGCCCGGATGCGGTTGATGTGCGTGCAACTACTGTTGCTGTTGTTGATGATTTTGATGTTACTACTGTTAATGGATCTTACAACTTATCAACAGTTGCAGGTAGTAACCCAACGCTAACACTAGTTAGAGGTGGAACCTATACTTTTAATGTTAATCAAGAAAGCGGGTTTTGGATTCAATCCGAAGCCGGGGTAGATGGTACATTAAATTATTCGCCTAATATTAATAGTCGCAACGTTCTCGGTCTTGTTAATAACGGTGACAATGTTGGAACCGTAACATTTAATGTTCCAACCGCAGATGCACAGCAGTTTTATTATGATTTAACGGATATCGGACAAGTTGATCTTGCTACATTGGCAAGATTTGATAGCGTTAACCATCAACAGGTTAGTGAGTTTACAGGGATTGACGGTATCACCGATCTAGAAGGGCGCACCATTGTTTTTATTAATCCGCAAGAAGGCGATAGTGAAGACTTAGGTTGGCAGCGTGTTGGGTTATACGACAACGACAATAATCCTTACGACGAATCAACCTTTGAAGAAACAGTTTATTTAGATACACGTGAAGAACGTTATAGTATTTTTAGAGTTACATATGTACGTCCTAACGGCAGTACTGACGACGGAGCATATATTGAGTTAATCGCAGTCGATACAATCAGCACAGATGAAAAGTTTATCATTGGGTATGGTGCGGAATATAGCAACCGTAGCTTTTACAAAAATGCATCAGGCTTTATTGAAGAAATCCCATTATTAACTGCGGCTAATGATGTATTATATTACCAGGATGGGAATACAGCGAATCAGTTTGGTGTAATTAAACTAGTTGATCAAGAAGGGTCTGAATCGTTAGATATAGCTGATATTTTAGATAAGCAAACATACACAAGCCCAAATGGCGTCACTCTTACCAACGGCTTAAAAATTAAATTTCAAGGAACAACTAACCCTGAAACATATAGCGGAAACGAATACTATGTTGAAGGAGTGGGCGAATCTATTAAGTTAGTAATGGTTACTGATTTAGTAACCCCGGATACATATGTAAACAATGTTTCTGGTACAAACAATGCACCACAGGATCTAGATTACTTAACAATTAAACGTTCTAGCTTAGATTTAAACCCATGGACACGTAGTAATCGTTGGTTCCATATAGATGTTGTTAATGCAACTGCTGAGTATAACAATACTATTGTTGATTTAGACAATGCGTATAGAGCAAAACGTCCTATTATTGAATTTGACGCTGGTACTCGATTATATAATTTTGGTACAGAAGCAACGAACCCGATTGATGTAATTGATTTTAATGCAACAGATGCATTATCAAATATTCATGGTAGTGCAGGTTATTCTATTGACGGATATTCATTAACCGATGGATCACGAGTTGTATTTGCCGCAGATACAGATCCAGAAGTACGCAACAAAATTTATACGGTACAAATTGTTGATCCTGATGATGATTCAACAGCGTATGGAGAAATTATTAATCTTTATCCTGCTGAAGATGATGTAATACTTGCCGATCAAGTTGTTTTCTGCACAAGTGGACTCACACAGACAGGTAAACATTATGTGTTTAATGGAATCAGTTGGACAGTGGCACAGGAAAAAACCGCGGTAAATCAAGCACCATTATTTGATATTTTTGACGCCGATGGATATAGTTATAGCAATACATATGTATACCCAAGTACCACATTTACAGGGTCAAAGTTATTTTCATACAAAACAGGAACCAGCTCAACAGTTGATCCTGTGTTAGGGTTCAGCCTAACTTATCTAAATATTGATAATATTGGCGATATTGTTTTTGATAATAATCAATACACTGACACATTTGTTTATGTTGTTGACTCTGCAAGTGTTAACGGTGCAACTAAAAATGGGTTTGCGAGAAAATATACATCACACACTGAATATTCTACTGAAATTGGTTGGACAACCAGTGCTGATCGCAATTGGTCTAGGCAGGTGTTTACGTATGAATATGCAGGAGCTCCTTTATCGTTAGACGTTACACCGAGAACAGATTTATCAATCCCTGCTATTAAAGTTTATATAAACAATAAATTTGTAAACCCAAGTACATATTCAACAAATGTCTTTGACGGGCAAACTTTTGTAGTATTTGATCAAGGAATTGCTAGTATAGGCGATCTAGTACAAGTTAAAGTTATTAGTAAAACATCAAGCACAGTAGCATACTATGAAGTTCCTAGCAATTTAGAAAGTAATATTTTTAGTGAAAATTCTTCAACATTTACACTAGGCACGATCAGAAATCATTACAACCGCTTGGTTGAGAATGTTAACGGCTTCTCTGGCGAAATTAACGGTGCAAATAACCTACGCGACCAAGGATATGTTCCTTCGTACGGCGACGTTATTGTACAACATTCAGCTCCGGTTGCACCAGCAGCGTTTTTCTTGAGAAACGCAGAATATGACTTCTTTAATTCACTTGATTACAATGCAAAACAGTATGAAAAGTTTAAAAATCAAATTTTAAACTGGGTTGAAAATAACGAAACTTATGGACTAACCGCAGCAGAAATTCTTGATACTGCTCTAGCAGATATTAATAACGGAAAATCAAGTAATAGCACTTATTATTGGAGCGACATGATTCCGTTTGGCGGTGATTATGCAGAAACCACTTATACAGTATCGGTTATTAGCACAAGAAACTATAATACAATTAATGTATACGATTTTACAACGGCAAATAGTTTTGGTTTATTAGTATATCGCAACAATGTTTTATTACGTAAAGATAGTCATTACGTTGTAGCAACCGACGGGCCGCGAATTACATTAACGTTTGATGCAGACATCGGTGATGAAATTGTTATCCGCGAGTACGCATCAACTTATGGAAGTTATGTTCCCGAGACTCCGACAAAACTAGGGCTATTTCCTCGTTTTGACCCAGCAATTTATGAAGATGACACATATGTAACACCGCGTAATGTAATACAAGGTCACGATGGATCTATTACGATTGCATTTAATGACGTGCGTGACGATGTATTATTAGAATTTGAAAATAGAATTTACAGTAATCTAAAGAGTTTAGACAGCGGCGACGTTCCACTTACTACATGTGATGTAATTCCTGGTAAATTTAGAGAAACAGATTATACAGATCAAGAAGTATCCGAAATACTTGCCGAAGGTTTATTAAATTGGGTAGGTTGGCACAAGTTAGATTACAAAACACAAAGTTATGATGCAGCTAACGAATTTACATGGAATTATAGTGCAGCATCTAGCAGGCTTGATGGTAGTTTATTAAAAGGCGGATGGAGAGGAATCTACAAATATTATTACGACACAGATCGTCCGCACACCCACCCATGGGAAATGTTAGGTATTACAGACGAACCTAGCTGGTGGGAAGATCGTTATGGTCCTGCACCATGGACTTCTGGTAACTTGGTAATGTGGGAAGACCTTGAAGTTGGGTACATTAATGAGCCAGGCAACGAACGTTATGATTCTCGTTTTGTGCGTCCTGGTTTAACTAGCATTATTCCAGTTGACAGCGAAGGCAATCTACAAGATCCAATGGCGACACTTGTAGCAGACTTCAACCAAACTGATCTTAAAAAGAGTTGGGTAGCAGGAGACATTGGTCCTGTTGAAGCAGCCTGGAGACGCTCAAGCAACTGGCCGTTTGCTGTACAAAAGTTATTTGCATTAACTAAACCGGCAGAATATTTCTCATTAATGGTCGATTGCGACAGATACAAATACAGTAATTCAATAGGTCAGTATGTATATGATGGCCGTCAGAGACTTGATATCCGAGATGTGGAAATTTTTGATGTAGCAAATCCAAAACACAGTTATATTAACTGGATTGTAGAATATAACAGAAGTATTGGCATCGAATCGTCAGAAGAGTTAGATAACGATATGTCAAACGTTGATGTTCGACTATGTTATCGTATTGCAGGATTCACAGATAAGAAATACCTAAAGATTTTTACAGACAAATCCAGTCCTGATAGTTCCAATACTAGTCTTTTAATTCCGGACGAAAGTTACAGTGTATTGCTTTACAAAAATCAACCGTTTGGAGATCTACAGTATTCGAGCGTAATGGTTCAAAAGACCGATAGAGGATATGCAGTTTATGGAAATAGTCAAACAGAAGCGTACTTTAGAATCTTACAAAGTAGTATTGGTGGCGACTACGAAACTATTAATTTTGGATCTAATAGATATAGACTTCCGCGTAGTTTCACTAACCGTGTAGTGCGTGTGCCTTATGGTTACACATTTACTAACATTAATAGCGTTATTGATTTCTTAGCAAGCTACGGAGAATTCTTAAAGAGTTCTGGTTTAATATTTGAAGACATTGAAAATAATTATACGCTTAATTGGGCTCAAATGTCTAATGAATTTTTATATTGGGCTAACCAAGGATGGAGCACTGGTAGTTTAATTAATTTAAATCCAGCAGCAAACCAACTTCAATATCAGCGTGCTCGTGCAGTTGTAGATGATTTAGGTAACCTAGCAATTAACGAACAACCACTTGACCAAAATCGCCAGCCGTTGTTAAAAAGAGATTATGCAGTAACACGTTTAGATAATAATTTCAAACTTACATCACTTGCAGCAGATAAAAGCATTAGTTACCTGCGTTTACGTGCAACTGCATACGAACACGTGTTAGTATTTGATAATGTTAGCATTTTCAATGATTTGATGTACCAACCGGTTACTGGGTTGCGTCAGCAACGTTTGCGTATCGATGGATATAAAACGTTTGAATGGAACGGTCAACTTGATGCACAAGGGTTTATTCTTAATCAAGATAATGTTGCAACGTGGAATGCAAACCAAAGTTATAACAAAGGCGATATTGTTAAGTATAAGAACGCATACTGGACCGCGGCTATTAAAATTCAGCCAAGTGAAGAATTTGATTTTGATCAATGGTCAAAAGTAGATTATGATAACTTTAGTAAAGGATTGTTGCCAAACATCAATAATAAAGCGGACCAAATGCGCAACTATTATAATAATGCAGTTGCTAATCTAGAATCTGATGCTGATTTGCTCGGCCTTGGATTAACTGGTTTCCGTACTAGAGATTACTTAGAAGCATTGAACCTAGATGACATTAGTCAGGTTCAAATATATGGAAACTTAATTAGACAAAAAGGCACGCCAGCAAATGCTAAATTATTCCAAGGTGTTGAATTTGACAAAGAACAAGCAGAATATGACATTTATGAAAACTGGGCAATTAAACGTGCAACATATGGTGCTAACGATAACAAGCGTTTTGTAGAATTTGCACTCAACAAAGAATCATTACGAGCTAATCCAAGCACAATTGAAATTGGATTTATCGGAGACGATTCTGATGCAGATCAATTTATTGCAGTTGATGCCATTTATAAACAAAGTATTAAAAATACAACACGAAACATTCTACCAGAATTAACAGAAAGTTTAACTGATACTAATTTACCAACTGCTGGTTTTGTTAACACCGACGATGTCAATATTGTATTATTTGACTTGTCTGATCTATCGGCTATTAACAATCGACTTAATGAAGTACGTGATGGAACACACATTTGGGTAGCACGTTCTAATGTTTACGATTGGAACGTATATCGTTGTGATAGCATTTCACCTGATTTAGTAACAGTAATTGATAATTTAAACGGAACGTTGTCTTTAATTTTTAATGAGCCAACCGGATTATCTGTAAATGATATTATTGTTATTAAACAATTTAGTACCAATGTTAACGGAGCGCATCGAGTTAAAAAAATCAATGATGCAACATCAATTATTATTGATGGAGTTATTTCCGGCAATGAATCAACCTTATCTGGACTTGGCATTGCATTCAAACTAGTGACGGCTAGATTAGATCAAGCTAGTGATGCTGTAAACAGCGAATTCAACACACGTTTATTTGAAGGCGATAAGATTTGGGTTAACAGTGATATTAATGGTAAATGGAAAGTTTACGAAAAACGTGTGCCATTTTCGCTGAGTCAAAGTCAAATCCCACCTGGTGCTGCATCAAATATTGGTTTTGGTACTAGTGCAACGCAAGGTTTAAATGGGTCTGGATGTATTGTTGGCGCACCAGAATATTTTAGTGGCATTGGCGGATTATTTTGCTACAATAAAGATAACAATGAATACTCGTTTAATCGAGTAGTAGCAGATATCAACGGAGTTGAATCCTTAGGCAATTCAATTGCAATGGCAACTAACTATGCAGTTGCTGGTGCAAAAGAAACTGAAAACAGCGAAGGTGCAGCAGTTGTAATATATAGAAATCCAGCACAAAATTTATTCTTAGAGTATCAAGTTTTAATTTTGCCTGATGCAGATCGTGATGCTGCCGGAGCAGAGTTTGGTTATGACGTTACTATTAGCGAAGATGAACGCTGGATCTATGCATCGGCTATAGGTATTGGGAAAGTTTATGCATTTAACCGTGTTGATTATCAAGATCAGTCTGCACGGTTTACTACAGATGGTAATACAGCATCATATGACCTTACAGATTATATCGAAGTTGATAACAAAACACAAATAACCGTTACTGTCAACGGCGTTGCATTAGCCGATAGCGAATATAATTTAATTTCGAATATATTATCTATTAATGATGTACCAGACCCAGGTGCAACTGTTGAAGTTGCACGTAAGAGTTCAGTTGGTGCAACCGGCGACGGAAGCACAACAACATTTACAGAAGTTACTCAGTTATATACAGCAATCGACGAAGAATCAGTACAAGTATATGTTAATAATGTATTACAACGTCCATACTATGATTACAGTTTTAATATTGATAGTACCGTTGCTATTGATTTTGCGGTTGCTCCTCCTGAAGATTCTGCTATTATTTTTAGAGCAGAACATTATTATAGATATGTAGATACAATTACTGGATCTACCAGCGAAGGGTTCGGTGAAAGTATTGTTACTACCAGCGATGGTCAACAATTAGTAATTGGAGCGCCAACTGCAACAAACGGTAGCTTGCAAAATTCAGGCAAATCTTATGTTTATGAAAGAACAGTCGAACGCTTTATTGTAACAAATAGTGCTACTAAAGTATACTCGCCATACAGAACAATATCAGACACTAATTCTGTACACATTAATAATGTACATCAATTAAATTCGATCAACAATGTCGGCAATGAAACTTATACTATTAATGAAACAACAAACAAAGTAACATTCTCTGCAGGTATTAGTCTATATGTTGGCGATAAGATTGACATTGACATTAACACATTCCAGCTTGTGCAAACACTTACACTTGACAATAATAATCAAGGAGCGTACTTTGGAGAAGCACAAAGCATTTGCAGAACTGATTGCTCGCTGTATATCAGCGCACCAAAGGATAACTGGGTATTGCCAGAAGCAGGATCAGTAACACGTTTCTTAAATCGCAGTCGTGTATTTGGTACAATTACCGGAACTGAATCTAACCCAACGATTACCGTAGGACATTCAATTCGTATTGATAACCAAGATGTATTTTTTACAAATACAACAGTAGAGCAAGTAGCGCAGGATATTAATGATGCTATCATTCCAAATGTGCAAGCAAGTGTAAACAGTGCTGGACAACTTGTTATTGGAGTTATTAATACAGACGAAGCTCCAATTTTAAGTAAAGTTACTGTTATGCCAGGAATTGGCACAGCGTTTGATGACTTAGGGTTAGACCCATTTGAGAATGTACAAGTTATTACTAGCCCTGCTCCAAATGAATATGATCATTTTGGTAGCAGTGTGCATGTTGATTATTCGTCTACTAATCTTGTCGTTGGCGCAAATCGCGCAATTTCTCGTATTCCAACAACATTTAATAAGAATTTAACAGAAACAGTATTCGATTCGGACACAACACGTTTTATTGATACTGTTGATGAAAGCGGTGCGGTGTATACATTTGATTTACTGCCAAGTTCTAGTTACACTGTTCCGGGTAAATTTGTTTTTGGTCAACAAGTTTACGATGCACAAATTAGCGAGCACGATCAATTTGGTACTGCTGTAAACTTTACTGACAACTTATTAATAGTCACAAGCCCAGGCTATGACACTGCGGTTGAAAATATTGGACGTTTAGTTGTGTTTGAAAACCCAACAAGATCCCAAGCGTGGCAAGTAATCCAAACACAACCGACGGTTGTTGATAGTCGATTGACAAATTATTTGTACATTTATAGTAAAGACACTGAACTAGTAAACGTGTACTTAGATTTTATTGACCCTATTAACGGCAAATTACTAGGACCAATTAAACAGAATTTAGATTATATTGGTGCTGTTAACCCTGCTGTTTATAATGCAGGAAGTGCAGGATCAGGAATTTATTGGGCAAAAGATCATGTAGGTAAACTGTGGTGGGATACCGCACAAATACGTTATCTAAATTATAATCAAGAAGATATTGTTTATAGTTCAAAAAATTGGGGACAATTATTCCCAGGCAGTTCAGTTGATGTATACGAGTGGGTCGAAAGCGCAGTGCCACCAAACCAATACACGGGTCCAGGAACAGTGCGCAGCAATACAGAATTTTCGGCAGTTAGTGGGCTTGACGCAACAAGAACAGTAGCTACACGTTATTATTTCCGGGTTAAGAATAGAACATCAACTAATAGGGCTGCAAATAAAACTCTAAGCGCACGTGCTATTGCTTCATATATCGAAAACCCGCAAGCATCGGGAATACCGTATGCTGCACTAATTCGCAAGAATGTTGTTGCATTATATAATGTAGATGATTATATTTCTGACAACTATGATAGCGTACTGCATATTGAGTATAACCGTACGCTAACCGATAACAATGTTTTTGTTGAATATGATTTAATACGCGAAAATTACGCCAACGATTTCTTACCAGACTTATTGTATCGTAAACTACAAGATAGTTTGTGTGGGGTAGATGTAATTGGCAATAAAGTTCCTGACTTTTTATTAAGTCCAACAGACAAATACGGAGTCGAGTTCCGTCCACGTAAGAGTCTATTCCAGAATAAATTTGCAGCACTTAAAACATACATTGATAAAGCAAATTTATTGATTATTGATCATCCGTTTAGTGAACTAAGAACATTTAACCTATTAACGGCACAAGAACCAATTCCGACTAGTTCATCTAATGCATGGGACGCAATAGTTGCAGACATGACAGAGCTTGGATATCAGAATCTAGCAGTTGCAGGTGTGGGGTATCGCTATCTTGTTGAAGTGGATGATACAAATAATGGATTGTGGACAATTTATGAAGTTAATTCATCCTTGGGATTGGATTTAGTTAGAGTACAAAGCTATGATACAAATAGATATTGGGATTATACAAACTGGTATGCAACCGGATATAACGCTTTAGTAAAGCCATCGAGAATTGTTGATACCTATAGCGAATTGTTAACACTTTTCCCTAGTGAAGGAACTGTTATCAAAGTCAAAACTAATAGCGACGGCAAATGGGAATTATATGCATACCTTAGTAATGTTTGGGAACGTGTTGGGCTAGAAGACGGAACTGTACAATTTAAAAAATCTCTATATGATTATACTATTGATCGTTACGGGTTTGATAGCGAAGTATTTGATACACAATATTTTGATCAAGAACCAACACTAGAATTACGTCAAATTATTCGTTCGATTAATGAAGAATTTTTAATTGGCGAGTTCTTAGATCATCGTAATCAATTATTAATTAGTATGTTTAACTATATCCTTGCCGAACAAGGACGTGTTGAATGGCTATACAAAACATCATTAATCGATGTAAATCACAAAATTAGAAATCTTGAAGAATATGCTATCTATAGGAAAGATAATCAAGATTTTGTATTAGATTACATTAACGAATCAAAACCATACCATGTTAAGATCAAAGAATTCTTATTGCGATACGAAGGTATTGATACTATTGATGGTATGGTTATGGACTTCGATGTTCCGGCAGCGTATGACAGCACATATAGTAAATTTGTAAGTCCAATATTAGATGATGATATTGCGGTATTAGAAACTGATGTTAGCAATAGAAAAACAGCAGATGCAGTATGGGATACAATTCCCTGGACCCACTGGTACGATAATAGATTACTAACCATTGATAGAATTGTTGTAACTAACGGTGGCTCAGGATATACAGTAGTACCACAAGTTACTATTTCTGGCGATGCAATTACATCTGCTACTGCAACTGCTACAATTAACGAAGCCGGGGAAGTAAGTGCAATTACTCTTGTTACATATGGTAGCGGCTATAGATCAACACCAACTATTACTATTTCTGGTGGTAATGGATCCGGCGCTGTTGCTACACCATATATGAAGCAGGAATTAGTTAGAAATTTAAATACCACAATCAAATATGACAGATACGAATATGAATCTCAGATTGTTGATTGGGAAGCAAGTACAGTTTATGATGAAAATCAACTAGTCCGGTACAACGATCGCGTATATCGTGCAATTAATGCCGATGGATCAACGGCTAGCGATACTTCATTTGATCCTGCAGAATATCAAATTGTTGCTGCTAGTACACTATCGGGTGTCGATCGTACTACAGGATTTTACGTTGCTGATGTTAATGAGCCAGGATTAGACTTAGCATTATTAATTGATGGGTTAGATTATCCAGGTGTACAATTACGAGGACCAGAATTTGGTGCTAATACCGGGTTTGATATTGGTAATTTTGACATTAATTTATTTGATAACTTAGACTACGGTCCTGAAGGATTACCAACATACTCAGAATCTATATTAGATAATGAAATTTTTACATCGTTTACTGGATCATATGTCGGTGTCGACTTGTCTGGTAT